TCAGGCCTCCTCAACGTCGTGATACTCTTCGCACGCCTGCAGCGTGTTCTGGATCAGGGTGGCGACGGTCATCGGGCCAACGCCGCCGGGAACCGGGGTGATGTAGGACGCGCGTTCGGCGGCATCTTCATACACCACGTCGCCGACCACTTTGCCGCTTTCCAGACGGTTGATGCCGACATCGACCACAATCGCCCCTTCTTTAATCCACTCGCCAGGAATAAAGCCCGGTTTGCCCACCGCGACGATCAGCAGGTCGGCGTTTTCGACATGATGGCGCAGGTTTTTTGTAAAGCGGTGGGTGACGGTGGTGGTGCAGCCGGCCAGCAGCAGCTCCATGCTCATCGGGCGACCGACGATATTGGAAGCGCCAATGACCACCGCATTGAGGCCGTAGGTGTCGATATTGTAGCGTTCCAGCAAGGTCACGATACCGCGCGGAGTGCACGGACGCAGGCGCGGCGCGCGCTGGCACAGGCGGCCAACGTTGTAAGGATGGAAGCCGTCGACGTCTTTATCCGGCGCGATGCGCTCGAGAACTTTGACGTTATCGATCCCTGCCGGCAGGGGCAGCTGAACCAGAATACCGTCGATGGTCTTATCGGCATTCAGAGTGTCGATAAGCTCCAGCAGCTCGGCTTCGCTGGTGGTTTCCGGGAGATCGTAAGAGCGGGAGACGAAGCCCACTTCTTCACATGCTTTGCGCTTGCTGCCGACATAAATCTGCGAGGCCGGGTTGCTGCCGACCAGCACGACGGCCAGCCCAGGGGCGCGTTTTCCGGCCGCAACGCGAGCCTTCACTTTTTCCGCAACCTCAGAGCGTACCTGCTGCGCAATCGTTTTACCGTCAATAATTTTTGCTGCCATCAGAGAGAGGATTCCATCTGTATCTTTACGAAAGGGGGATGAGGATATTTTGTCAGAAGCGGGCCTCGCTGTCAGTCCTCGTTTGCTGTTTTATCCTGTCTGAGGCTAATTTAGCCTGTTATGACCATGGTTATTACATGGTTATTGGTGCGTTGCGCCTGGCCACTGAGTCGATTTACGCGCGCATTAGGCCCGGCGGTATGCTTCTTGTACAGTTGGTGGAGGATATTTCGCCAGCGTCGTATAAGCCCCGCAGTTTCCTGGCAAAATGGATTGACTCAACCGACGTGGACCGTATAATTCCACGCGTTTCACTCCGCGAAGCACTCGCTTCTCAGGGCGCCCTTAGCTCAGCTGGATAGAGCAACGGCCTTCTAAGCCGTAGGTCACAGGTTCGAATCCTGTAGGGCGTACCATTAAGAAACAAGCACTTACGCAAGTTTCAAACCAGCCTGATTTCCTCCTTGTGTCGTATTTGTGTCGCTAGCGCCAAAAATGGCGTCAATTTTCCGTGCATGTTCGGTCAGGTGGTTCGGTGCCAGGTGAGCATAACGACGCACCATCTCGATGCTTTCCCATCCTCCCATTTCCTGTAAAACAGAAAGCGGGACGCCGGACTGGATCAGCCAACTCGCCCAGGTGTGCCGAAGGTCGTGAAAACGGAAATCCTCGATCCCCGCTTTTTTCAACCCGGCGCGCCAGGCGTTATTGTCATCCACCCGCATTTTTCTAACTGCGGGCGTTAGTGTTCCATCCGGGCGATGTTTTGCCGTGGTGTGAACGAACACCCATCGGGAGTGCTTCCCTATCTGATCCCTTAATACCCTGCATGCGGTATCATTCAGAGCTACGCCTATCGCCTTGCCCGCTTTTGCGTTCTCCGGATTTACCCATGCAACCTTTCTCTGCATATCGACCTGCTGCCACTCAAGCCCGATGATGTTTGAGCGGCGCAGGCCGGTTGCCAGTGCAAATATCACCACTGGCTTAATGCTCTCCGGCATGCACTCGATCAACCGCTCAGCTTCTTCTCTGGTCAGCCACCGTATCCGCTTACTGATCGGCTTGCGGGTTTTGATAACAGGGGCTGTTTTTATCCAGCCCCAGTCATTCGCCGCGGCCCTGAGAAGGGAGCGAATGAAGGAAAGGTGTTGAGCCTTCGTAGCCTGCGAAACCTGCCGTGGTTTGTACTCCGGAACCGGCTTTCCCTTCCTCATCGCGGCATCACGCTTACTCTCCCAGACCTGCAGGTGTTTACGGTTGATCATCCCGTTAACGGCTTCGTGAACTTCCTCCGCCGTTATCTTCGAGACATCACGGCCGGAAAAATGCTGCAGCCAAAACTCAATTTTGGTTTTGTCATCATCCAGCGATCGCTTATGGTCCTTTTCCCGCAACCACCGGATACAGCATTCTTCGAAGGTTCTGACGGGCAGATCGCCGATCTGGTCAACCCGCCACGCTTCCGCCTTCAGCTTGTCGTGGAGCTCCTGAGCCTGCTTTTTGTCCCCCGTGCCAAGAGATCGCCTAACTCTTTTTCCTGACGGCGTAAAGAAATGACAGTGCCACACGCCGCCCCTGAGGGTGATTGACATAAAACTTCTCCTTTATGTTCACCCGCGTTCGCGATGACAGGATCGCGCGGGGTTTTCAAATATGCAATACACGCAGCCTCGGTCGTTCTGTACTTATTGCCGACCTTGCGGCCGGCGAGCTCCCCAGACTCAATCAGGCGGTAGATCACCCGCGCCGACACGATGAGCAAATCGGCGGCCTGCTGTGCTGTAATCGGTCTATCAGATGCCATATCACCTCCGATGCTTACCGCGTAATTCCTCTTCTTCTTGGCAATCAGCGCAGCGCTGACAGCCCGCCACCAGTTCCCGGAGCCGCTCGGGTATCTCTTCCCCGCAGTCGCGGCAGTGAGTAGCTGAAACTGCGTTATGGTTGATGCGCATGTTCTGGATGGTCATTTCCAGCCGGCGCTCTGCCAGCTCGTTGGCCTGAACGATGATTTCTGCGCTCATGCTGAAACTCCCTTAACGGCCAAAAACGTAGCCATCGCTTTATCAACAATCTTCGCGTTGTGGTATTTGCTGATTGCCCATGTGATGGCGAACAGAATCCATCGGAAATGGCTGGTATACGTTTTAAATGTCAGGCCTTCGCAGACATCCCAGGCGCTCCAACCAGCTGGCCAATCAGCGTCATAAACAGCCTGATAAGCCTCCCATTCGTTATTGAAGCCAGCTCGGCACAAGTCGCGGACGATTTCGCGTACCACTGCTTTGTCGCTATCCGGTGTATCGTCATCGTCGTCCCAGTCTTCATCCTCTTCTGTCTCAGCATCTTCATCGTCCTTCAGGTAATCACTCAGAGACTCTTTCAGGCTTTTGCAGAACGCGTCGTGGTCATACTCTTTTGCCAGCATTTCTCGTGCCGAACATCCCGCGCCAGCCTCCAGCTTTTCAGCCCAATAATGGGTATTGATTCCACCTTCCCAGGCGCCAAAAAAGTCGAACATGTCCGCGATGCGACTGAATGTCCAAGTTCCCATGTCGCCGGTTACGGTCAAGTAACCAGGCCAAGTGATAACGTCGTAGTAATAACAGGACGTTTCGGGCTGCTGCATACGCAGGTGTCGATACAGGCCATCATCACGGATGATTTCCAGGCGGTGAAATGCTGTATCGATCAAAAATCGGGAGTCGATTTCAAAGAAGCTCATGCTGCACCGCCTTCAATGCGCTCAAAAGAAATTACCCAAACCCAGGGATTAGCATTCCAGCTTTCTTCGCCGTAGATGGATTCCCACAGACGCTGGAATGCAACCTTGGCCGTTGCGAAATCACCTTTCGGAGTCAGGAATGTTCCCGGGTAATCAGGAAGCAAACTCCCTGCAGGCGGAACGCCTTCGGCAGTGGCATCTTCCTCGCTGATAGCGTTCAGCCGCTCAACCCGCACGTCGGTGATTTCCAGCAGAATGCGGCTGGCCCAGCGCGGCATATGGATAGATGGTCGCCAGCAGCAATGCAGTTCATCATCTGCATCGTAAAACTCTGGCGCAGGCACGCCGTCAGCCTTGTAAACACAAAACTCTGACTTCTCAAAAGGAGTTGAGTCTTTGCAATAGCTATCCATAAGGTCGAAATCGAATAGCGGCCCCTGAAACGTCTCTCGCACCCAGATACGATCGCCGACGGAACCGAACGGACATGGATGCCAGAAATCGAAAGCATGCTCTGCATCTTCGCTCCACGGCCATTTGCTACCGTCTTCACGCTCACCAATTTCAGTGAACCGAGTCTGTTTCCATTTGATAGGCCGCCGGGTCTGCATCTTCCGACCGTCGAGGATGGCGCGCACCATCTCCCCGTTGAATATCATTCCGCGTTCTTTCATGATTCCACTCCATACCGCCCATTCATGCGGCCAATAACACTGACAAATTTCACCAGGCTGACACCCATCGGCTTTACCTTCTCGTAGTGCTTGCGAAGGATGGGGGGCATACAGCGTTCCACTTCGGTTTAGGCTTTACACTCATCGCTTTGGTTATCTCTTCTGCGCAGCGACGAGCCTGGGCGCGGAGAGCGTTTTCTTTTTCTTCAGGCGTCATGCTGCCTCCAGATTTCCGATCCGCTTTAACTCAGCCAGCGATACGGTCGTGATGATGTGTCGCGGGGTGATGTACGGGCGCCAGATAAACAGGAGCGAGCCTTTGGGGTTGCTCTGGCGCTTTCCTGTAACGGATGCCGGAACAAACTGAACACGGCCGCCGGTTATCAGCCTGAGTTCATCAGCTGATTGCATGGCTGAAATAAACCAGCTAGTAGAGATGTCAGCAGGTAACAGCATCACTACGGCCTGAGACTGCGCCCGGGATTGTTCAGCAGCTTTTTCCACCCATGGACCGATATCGGAATAGGGCGGGTTACACCATATCGCCCCGTATGACGTCCATTCGCTATTCAGCGAGTCATCCAGCTCAGTGAGATAGTGAGCGCATAGCGCGTTACTCTCAGAGGCTGCAGCATCCAGCCAGAAGCCAAACTCGCGGTCGAGCGCGTTGAAAATTTCAATCGGCGTTTGCCAGTAGTCACGTTCATTTTTTGGAGTTTTCGATCCGCCGTAGTCAGTCATTGCGCACCTCTTTTCGTGTCCAGCTCTTCAGCCAGCCTCTGAGCCTTTAACGGGTTTCTTACCACTTCACCAGATGGCATTAGCCAGCCACGATGAAGGACGGAGTACATGCACTTCACTTTTCCTACGGTTATGGCGTCGCGGTAATGTTTCATTCGATCTCCAGTATCATTCGCTTAGTCTCTGCCACAAGGGAGAGGAACTCATTCCTTCTCGCGCGAAGGCGGCCTATTTCTGATTGGCACTCAGCGGCTGTCAGACGGTAAACAATGAGTTGCTTTCCTTCAGGGAAATCAGAGCAGTAGCTGATGAAGTCAACCCAATCCCGGCCAGAGCAATCAAGGTGGCCGATTAGTTGCCATCTATATGCCGGATCGAAGGCGCCGCGGGTGAGGGTGGCGTAGTGAGTGGCGGCAATTACCGACTTAATCTCAACCAACCCGTCCCGGCCAACGAGTCCGTCTGGACTATCCCCATACGTTTCGTGATCAAAGAAACCGCCGTTATCCACGTCGACGAAGTTCATCTCTTCGTACAGCATGCGAGCGATTGGCTCCTGTTCGTGGCCGCGCTCCATATGGTCGTTTGTGAAGCCAAACTCAGACTTGCACCCTTTAATCTGCTCAAGAGCTAACTGAAGCGCATAACGCTTGGCTGGCTCACCAAACGCCTTGCCATCGTTAGCCATAATCAAGCCGAAGTTTGAAGCGGTAGCCTTCCCAAGGCGAAGAGCATCCCACTCTTCCCCGTTTTGCTCGACGTCATGCCAGATCATGCTGAGCACTCCTGTTCCAGTTGGCGGCGATGCTCTGGAGAAATGTCCATTCTCGCCAGCACTGCATCCAGGTTGCCATCGCGCTTGAAGGCGGCCTTAGCGTTATTCCATGCCTGCGTTTTTTCCGGCGAAAGCACAGGTTTTGAAACGCGCGCTGGGCTTAAGCGGAGACCTTCAACCGATTCCTTTCCGAACCTGACATTTTTATCGACGTAAACAGTGACTTTCACGCCGACCCAATCCTCAAGGAATGGCGATCCGGTAATGCTTTTCAGCATCTTGCTGTTGGTGGCATTCAGGATCATTGGCTTAAGCTTTTCGCCAGGGCGCAACTCGCTCTCCTCAAAATAAGCGGTGTTAAAAACGTCTTTAGTTTTTTTGGTTTTGTCGCTTTCTAACGTTGCCCGGGCGATCGTCAGCACCGTGGGTTCAACGATGTCGGCACTGCTCAGGTATGGAGAATCGAAAGCCTTACGGTAATGTGTTTTTGAATCTGTCATTTTGCAGCCTCTCTGATGAATCTGTTTACCAAAGGCCTGAGAGCATCCTGAATAGTGAAATGCTCGCGTCGCTCTTTGCTGCTGTCATAAATCGGTGTCCAGCCGCATCCCGTATTCACCTGGATTACCTGGTAACTACCTTTCCCATCTCTCCACTGAATTCCGTTCATCGAGAGCCACTCCTTGAAGTCGGCTAATTTCGATTTGTGGAGTAAATTTCTGCGGGCCATTAACTCTCTCCTTAAAACGGGCAGCCGGTGCGGTGGTCCCAGTCGTATTCCGCCTGGGCGTAAGCTACTGCCGAGATGAGATCGTTATATGCCTCGCCAGCTGCATCGCTGCGGAGGCCTTCGTATGGGCTTTTGTCCATCGGCACAGAGAAGCGGAACAGGCCTGACGGCTCTTTCGGCAGGGCGTCGATAATTTCCTGCGCCCGATCGTCAATCCACTTTTGCTTTTCTTCGGTGAGCGACTGTTCAGCCCATTTCCGTTCTTCGATAGCGTCGTATGCGCGGTATGCGTTCATAGCTCGCTCCTGAAATTTGGTTGTAAGAATCCCGGCACCGTATTGGCTGCCTGATAGCTCAGTTAAATTCTTCGTTTCGATTACCGGCTGAGACCTTGTCCCAACCCGTTCAGATAAACTTCAACCAGCAAGTCGGTTGTGTAAGTCCGCTCAATCCCGCGATGCAGGTACAGGCGGCCGCGTTTATTTGCTGATGCTGTCCAGGTGCTTTCCCGATGCTTAACGAGCATCCCTGGCAGAACGGCGCCGCGGTTAACGGTCTGTGTCCCGTAATGATGACTAACCATTGAACACCCCCGTAACGTGCAGAATTTTGATAATCAACGCTGTCCAGATAACGCCGCAGATCAGCAGGCAGTAAATCAGTGAACGAATGCCTTGTTTGCTCATTTGCCACCCCAGCACGGATAGCTAACTGCGATAACAGCAACCAAAAACGGAACGACCTTTAACCAAAAATTACGCCATGCAGGCTTGTCTTGTTCTCGGATCATCTCTTCACCTTTGCCTTATCGCGGCTAACGGAGCGTTGTTACCTATTACCGGCGCCAACGTTGTTGTTTGGATGAGATTATAATACTCCGGGTATTATTTTATATCAATACCGACAGTATTATAATGTTTAATAAAAATACTAAAGGTATGATTTTAAAGTTAATTTATTTTTGTAAAGAGTGCTGTCATGCTCAAAAAAACGCCAAAGAGGGTAGCGCCATGTCGAATGAGGATGAGTTTTTCGCAGAAATGCACCCGCAGATAGCGCAGATTATCGGGATGGCGGTTATGCAGATGCTGGTTGAGAAGCGCGAGCCATCAAGAGAGGCGCTGATAGAGATGATTCAGGTGTTGTGGCAGGGGGACCAGGTAGATCTGGCTGTGGAGCTGGCACTGGATGTGCTGATGCTGCGGAAGGAGTAGGGCAGTAACAACCCGGCGCGGTGGCCGGGATTGAGTATTTAAGCGGTTAAAATCAGTACACGTTGGCAAAGTCTTTCAAATTGCTGGAGGAAAAGATTTCTATTCTCACTCATCGTATCAAACACGTTACCCGCCTTCCCATCATCTCTCAAATCTTGATCAGTGATAGCAAAAACCGGTTTTGAGAGCTTTTGGCTTATTGCAATTAAAGAATTGAAATCTGATATTTGCGCAAGGTCATAGGCCTTCAGATGTGACGTATCTGTCAAATCGAGAGATTTTTGTATTTCATGCTCGGTTGCTGAGCAACCAATACGATGGAGAGCGGGAGCCAGTACACTATTTACTGCGCCGTGAATCTCTTTAACCCAATGTTCAAACGATTTAACTGGCATTCCATTTCGTGGCCTGTAACGCTGATGTATCGCGCCAATGAACTTAGGTTTATTTGAAATATTTGCGGCAGTATTGGATCGAGAAGTTTGTTTGAAAAACTCTAACTCAGCATGCCATGCAGTGATTGTTTCAGAAAGAGAATTTATCGCTTGCCAACAGAAGAAGTCAGGAGTCGCTGGAACAATAAAGTAATCACTTGACATAAGTGCTATTTCATTTAACCCACCGACACTTGGGCTTAAATCATAAACTATATAATCGATGCCATTTTTTTTTGCTATTAAATTTATTACTTTTGGTAGGTTTCCTGGTAGGTTGCGAGTCAATGGCACGCCTGATGCAATCTTGAGTGCAACGCTTATTTGCGAGTCAAGCATGGAGACACTAAGATGCCCAGGAAGGAGAAACAAATTATTATTCTGACACTGAAATAGTTTTGCAGTATCGTTATTCACAAGATCTTCAACAGAGGAACCATTCATCAATGTGTCAACGATAGACTCCATTGTTAGGTTGTATCTACTACTATAAAAGTTGTCTAGGCTTTCACTCACTGTTGTGTAACCTAGCACCATGCCAGTTAAGTTGCATTGTGAGTCTAAGTCAACCAGCATTACTTTTTTCCCTGTACTAGCTAGACCCCATCCAATATTAAAGGCTGTGGTTGTTTTGCTTACACCGCCTTTATGATTAAAAAAACAAATTGACTTAGGCATGGGTAATTGATCCTGTGTATTTTCTTCAAACATAATAATCCCTTTATTTTATATGAAAACTATGTTAATAGCACTAAAAATTCAATCAGTAACACTGATTATCTTTTCTTCATGCATTTCTTCTGCGGCACCTAAGTGCCTCATCAGAGTCTGCTGGCTGGCTATCCATGCTTCCTGTACGTCTGCGGCATTACCAAAAACACATCGAACTACCGGTCTGGCTCACTCAAAGTCATCCCGCTCATCCTTCCGCTTGAAGAAAACTTTATCCAGCCTGAGCACTATCCCAACCAGTCCGATAATCAGCAAAGTAATGAGTATTGGGATAATCAGATCAGACATGCTTCCTCTGTGTGCTAAGGCTTTACCTATGCTTCCTGTATGTCTGCGGCATGCTGCTGATCACACGAGTCTCAACTTAGTTTCTACAGCCACCCCAATGATTCGACAGTTTCCGTTGATGGGTACCATTGGCCATTGTGGATTCAATCCCTTCAGGTACTTCTGGCCACCATCGATTATCAGCTTTTTGAATGTCGCCTCGTTTGATTCGGACAGCTTTGCAATAACAAGGCTTCCGTTGATTGGCTCCCTGCCTGTATCGAAAAGAACATACGTACCCTCCGGTATGCTAAGGCCGGCAGGGGCGGTCATAGATTCCCCCTCAACCAACAACCAGAACGCATCCCCCTGGATGTGAGCGTCTGATTCGAGCCATAGATCGATATCTTTAAGTGCATACGGCTCGCACGCTTCCGACCAATGCCCAGCCTGAATCTTGCTTAATACAGGGTATTTAATGCCTGGGGTGTACTGGCCTACATACTTGGCATTCGATGTAGCGGCAGCACTCATTACAGATATTTCTTTCGCAAGGCTGGGGCTAAAATCAGAGACATCCACCTGGAGGGCTCTGGCAAAAACAGCAGCCACGGCAGCATTAAGGGCATTCCTGCCATTCAAGTAATGCCCAACGCCACCCTGAGATATGTCTAGCATGTCAGCTATTGATTGCTGTGTTATCCCAAGCTCTTTTTTCTTGGCTTCATAGAGGGCTTTCAGCCTTTCTGCGTCAGCAATCTGAGCCGATGTCAGTGTCTTTTTCTTTTCCATTTTCAAATAGTAATACCAATGCTCTTATTTTAAAAATACCCTAGGTATTGCAATGTTTAATACTTGTGGTATTGTTTGCTCATGAGTTGATAGGAGCTAACCACATGAAAATTTCTTTAGCTGAATACGTTGACGAAGTTGGACAGGCAAGAGCTGCTGATGCCATCGGCGTTCACCAGACCGCAATTAGTAAAGCTATCCGGGTGGGAAGGAAGATTTTCGTTAACACGCTGCCTGATGGAAAAATTAAGGCTGAAGAGATCAAGCCTTTCCCACACAACAGAAATCCTGATTAAACAAAGCTGAATTGAGCAGTCAGCGGGTTCTGACTGAGTAATTCAGCTATTCCAATCACCACCAGAGGAAGTATCACAAATGGAGAGTTCAACGACACGCAACAAAGTGGAGGCTCGCAGGATAGAAAGCTGGTTACACAGCCAGATAGCTGAACTGGGAACCACGAATATCGCCAAAGTGGCCGGAGTGAATAAGTCGACGGTGAGTCGCTGGCGGGAAAGTCTGCTGCCGAACATGTCGCTGCTGCTGGCCATCCTGATTTCTAACAGGACGGGAGAGAAAGGTGACTTCGAAGCATGAGTGGGAACAGAAAGGCGAAAGCCGCAGTGCGCGAACACTAACGGCTTTCTACGCGAATTAACTGGATCAATTCACAGGAGTAATTATGGCAAATACTGCCGAAGTAATCAATTTCCCTGTGCCTGTCGTGGCACTACAGGAGCTGCGCGTGGCAGATCTCGACGATGGGTTTACGCGCATCGCCAATGAGCTCCTTGAAGCTGTCATGCGTGCGGGTCTGTCGCAGCATCAGCTTTTGGTGTTCATGGCTGTCATGCGTAAGACATACGGCTTCAACAAGAAATCTGACTGGGTCAGTAACGAGCAGCTCTCGGAGCTGACCGGCATTCTCCCGCATAAGTGCTCAGCTGCAAAAAGCGTCCTGGTTAAGCGGGGGATATTAACTCAAACCGGTCGTGTTATCGGGATTAATAAAACGGTCAGCGAATGGTCATCTTTACCCGTAAAAGGTAAAGAAAAAAACCCTTACCTGAAAAAGGTAACATTACCAGAATCAGGTAAGAAAAGTTTACCCGAATCAGGTAACGCCTATTACCCGAATCAGGTAAACACAAAAGACAAACATACAAAAGACAATAAAGACAATATTAATAACCCCCCTAAATCCCCCGGGCGGTTTCGTTCGATGCGTTAGCTGTTCAGTTGCCTGACTGGCTTTCTGCAGAAATTTGGTCGTCATGGGTGGCATACCGTCGCGACCTGAAAAAGCCGATCAAGTCTCAGCAGACGGTCACCCAGGCGATCAACCTGCTGGACCGCTGCCGGCTGAACGGTTACTCCCCCGAAGAAATTATTAACCAGAGCATCGCGAATGGCTGGCAGGGCCTGTTTGAGCCAAAGGGCGCCAAGCCTCAACCACGTCAACAGGTGCGAGTTACCGAAAATTTCGCAGGGAAGGACTACGGGCAGACTGAAATCCCATCATGGGCGAGGGACTGATCATGGAACTGGAAGAAAAAATCACTGCCATTGAGCGGATGCTTGATCAGCTGAGTAAGCCACCGGAAGACATACCGAATTGCGAAGTGGTTATCGAGCGCGTCTGTTGCGAAAAGCATGGCGAGTATGAGCAGCGCAAGCGGATCCTGACCAGCAGCATAATCAATCTGCCATCACCGCCGACACGCTGCCCGGGCTGCCTGGAAGATGAACTGAATTTTCTGAGGGATGAAAAGGTTCGCTGGGATAAGCGAGTTCGCCAGCAAACTGCAGAAAGGCTGCTTCGACAGCTGGACATACCAGAGCGCTTCTCCACGTGCACTCTGGACAGCTACAAGCCTGTTGGGAAGGATTCTGAGCGAGCATTACGGGTCTGCCAGGCCTACGCATCGAAATGGACTGATCGACTCCAGCAGGGAGGCGGGTTGGTTATGTGTGGCAAGCCTGGTACCGGTAAAAACCACCTTGCGCTGGCCATTGCCCGCCATGTGATTGAGCACCACCAAAGCTCAGTCATTTTTACGACGGCGCTCAAGATTGCCCGGGAGTTTAAATCGACCTGGTCAAAAACAGCCACGCGCACTGAGGATGAGGTGATCTCCTACTTCACGAAGCCAGACCTTCTGATTGTCGATGAGGTTGGTGTGCAGTTCGGCAGCGAAGCCGAGAAGATGATCATGTTTGAAATCATCAACACCCGCTACGAGCGCCTGAAGCCGACGATCCTGATCAGCAACCTGCCGAAGGATGAGCTGACGCAGTTTATCGGCGAGCGCGTCATCGACCGCATGAACGACGGCGGCGGCTGCACGATTTCGTTTACCTGGGACAGCTATCGGGAGAACCGGTCATGACAGGAAAAGACGCAATTCTGAACTACCTGAAAACGCATAAAACATGCAGCTCTCCAGATGTCGCCGCGGCTTCCGGAATGACGCATACCTGCATCAACCAGGCTGCAAATATCCTGGCAAAGCAGGGGGTGCTGGTAGCGGAAGCTCGGGTGTGGCGGACGGTTTACTACCGGCTGGCCACTGAAGAAGAAATTTCAGGCAGAAAGAGCACCAATCAGATTTTCAACGAGTGTCGGCAAAGCCCGGCGATGAAGCGGGTACTGGCTGTTTACGGGAGAACATCAGCATGACTATCACATTACAGGCAGTAAACGAGCTCATCGCCTCCCTGGAGAGCGCAGGCGAGCTGTCGATCAGAGAGCAGAAGTTCCTGAAGCTGGCGAAAGCGTTTAAGCAGCTGGCGGCGGAGAATGTGGCGCTGAAAGATTGCGTTGCTAATCACGCTCCCGCAGTAGACCACTGGAACGCATGGGCCGACCCAGAAGACAAGATTAAAAACGCACCTGAAACCCCCGCCACCGATCGCGTCGTAGCCGGGATTAAGGCTGATGGCCGCGTTGAAGGTGCGCACTTTGTGGCTAACCGAATGCTGGCCGCCTGGGATGCAGGTTTTATTGACGACACAGCCAAAAACACCGCCGATATCGCCCGCATGATTCTCGCCTCAACCGAGTTTATGGCAGATGCACCAGAGGGTGATTTCGACCGCTCCTTTGCTGATGACATCCTGGAAGATATCGCCCAGCAGCTGCGCGAGGGGGCCGACAAATGAGCAAGGTAAACCTTGATTTAGTTGCAAACGCGATGATGAGCAGTATTGAAAATTACCTGTTTGAAATTCTGGATTCTGTTGAAAACGAAGTGGGGGCACTTACGGCAGAAGATCACTACGAGATTAACTCCCTGGTCCGTTGCGCGATTGAAAAGGCATCAACTGAACTTGGAGGTGAAGCGTGACCAATATCACCGAACTGGCGCAGAGCCTGAAAGCGGCAGCAGAGAAGGCTACTCCGGGTGAATGGGTTTATTTTCCGAAAAATACCAGCATTGAGTATGACGTAGGCAGTGATGAATCTCAGGGCTCAATCCTCTATGTCGATAGTGGTGATTTCACCCAAGCTCAGACAGACAGGAATGGAGAGTTCATCGCCCTGGCTAACCCTGCCAATATCCTAGCGCTGGTAGAGGCGCTGGAGAAGGCGCAGACCATCAACGCAGCAGCCGAGAAACTGGTCCGCTGCAAAGGCCGCTACCATTCCGAGCAGAACTACCGAGCACTGGCGGCGCTGTTTGGCGTGAACACTCCAGATCTGCCACCGCTGGATGACGAGTCCCACGCCGTCACTGGAGAAAACCTGCAGGAGAGCGCCTACAGAGCTGGCTTAACTGCTGGCTGGAATCTTGGGCTGGCTAATAACAACGAAGGGTTCAATAAATGCCTGGCGGCTCATACTGCTGGCTTCAAGGTGAAGGCTGAGTGATGAAAATGGGTGAACACATGGAGCCGGTTGTCGAGCTCCTGGAAGAACTGAACGGCAACAACACCGACGCCAAATTGAAACTACTCGCCCTTGTTATCTCGGAATACATGCTTAATGCGGATGTTACTGGCTTTGAGGTCACCGCAGGGAAGATGAAAGTTTCCGTAGATATAAGCGTGGAGGAATAGCCCAATGACCAAATCAACCATAACCAGAGAGCGCCTGGAACAACTCGCTGATAACAACACTATCTGCAAAGTTTCATGGGATGAGCGGATCGAACTGGCACAAATCGCGCTGGCCGCAATGAACAGCGAGCCGGTGGCGATTGTAGAGCCGAGTGATTACATTACAGCTGCGCAGCTTGTTGGCGAGGGGCCAGCCAGGAAAGCGGTGCATGAGCTATACGAAGGGGCTTTACGGATTGGTGACAAGCTCTATCGCCACGCGCAGCCAGCACCGGTAGTGCCGAAGTCCATCAGCGTTCGGCAGGCCATTTCTGCTCTTGAGAGCGCAGGTGCAGTAACAACTATCGGTCAGGCGTACAAAATGGGCTGGAACGCCTGCCGCGCCACCATGCTCAGCGGAGGTAAGCCATGAAAGAGGAACTGCTGCTACTCAGAAATCAGCTGAAGATGGGCCACAGGATATCATTCGCTGAAGCAATGCTCCTGCAGAGAGCTATCGACATTCTTGTGAATAAGGCTGGCAACTCTCCGGCAATTCCGGATGGTTCAGAACATTGCCCATGCTGCGGCAAAAAGTTACGCAGGGCGTGTTCCGTCGAAGGCTGTGACGGAAATCATGTTGCACATGGCCTATGTCAAAAACACTACGATATGAAGAGATGGGAAGACCCGGAACAGGTAGAGAGGTTCCGGGAAGCCGGTAGGCGGTATCGGGGAAAGAAGAAAACAACGGTAGCCACGCCGCAGGAGCCAAAACCATGACTGAGGGAATGCGACAGCACCGCGCTTTCGTGCTGAGTTGTTTGCTGGCAATAGCTAAGCGCAGAACGGCGCAGGAGATAACGAATGGAAAATAAACCAGAATGGCAACAGCAGGCTGAGAAACTTGCTGAGCTGTACGGAACAAGCTTCGTGATATTCAGGAATGGAAAGGAGCCTGAGTGTGTCGATCCCACGAAAGTGGTGCTTTCATTTGTTGCCGAAAGCAAAAGACGCTTTGACGAGTTCAAAGAAACCGTGCGGCAGGAACACGAGATGGGAGCCAGGCTGACCAGGCATCGCTTTATTCCGAAATAAGGTTGATAGTAGTATATAATCCCCTCCACAGCAGAGTGGATTTTTATGTCACAGTGGAATATCGCATCAAAGTCAAAAGACGAGCAGGACAAGGTCAACGTAGACCTCGCAGCGTCCGGCGTCGCGTACAAGGAGCGCCTGAACATGCCGGTTGTCGCCGAAGTGGTAGCCAGAGAACAGCCTGAACATCTGCGCGAGTATTTCATGGAGCGCGTTCGCTACTATCGCGAGCAAAGCGTACAGTTACCCCGAGCATCCGACCCGCGCTATCTGGAAATGGCAGAGCAGAACGCCAAGAAATAGCGATTTTCTCGTATATGCTCATTTTGCTTTTATCCCCATGACGGGCGATAATTACCTGGTCAGTCTGGACAACTGACAACTTTACCCCGGCGCCAAGTGGGGACACATGGCGCACAAAACCGTACAGCAATCCCTGTCACCGATGGCGAAAGCCACCGGCGATTTTCTGCATTCGGCGTTTGACCTCTGCGGAGGTGAAGCGTGAAGCAACAATTCTGCCTTATCAACGACAACGTTAAGCGTAACGTTGTCAACTTCATCCAGTCTCTGCCCGTCGACCACCGATCGCCGCTGATTATCGAGGCGCGCGAAGAAAGCCGCACCGACAAACAGAATCGTCTCATGTGGCCACTTTTGAAAGACCTGAGTGATCAGGTGATCTGGCACGGAGAAAAGCTGGAGCCAGCGGAGTGGAAAGACCTTATCACCGTACTGGTCAGCCAGATGCAAAACCCGGAGCGTAAGCAGAAATCCGCCCCGGGCATCAACGGCGGCTGCGTCTACTTCGGCGTTCGTACCTCTCAATCCAGCAAGCGCTACATGGTCGAGGTGATCGAGGCGATTTACTGGTTCGGCACAGAGCACAATGTGAAGTTCAGCGAGAAGTCCAGCAGTCGGATTGCATGGGCCCAGGAATGGAGGGCTTCGCATGCACAGTCTGCTCGCTAAGGTCATGGATCGCGGCATCTTCCGCGTACCGGCGCGCCGCAAGCGTAAGGTCGAAGTTAAGCCTTCCGACATCCCGACCCTGAAAGACTACACCGCCCGCCTGGTCGATAAGAAGTGGCTCCGCCTGAGAGCAAGGAGGCAGCATGCTTAAGCGTACCCAGCGCCGGTGCAAAATCTGCCGGGAAAAATTCACCCCAGTATTCGAAAATCATCGTTGGTGCTGCCCTGAGCATGGCGCTGAATTTGCCATGCATGAACTGGAGAAGAAGCGCGAAAAGCAGGTCCAGGCGAAAGAGAAGAAAGAGCGCGCAGCCTGGCGTAAGCGCAAAGCCGCGGTGAAACCTCTCCGACACTGGGAAGATATGACCCAGCGTGTCGTTAACGACTATATCCGCGAGCGTGACCACGATCTGCCCTGCATCAGCTGCGGCACGTTCGAGACGGTTCAATGGGAGGCCGGGCATTACCGATCCCGCGGTAAAGCATCTCACCTGCGCTACAACGAGGACAACATTCACAAGCAGTGTCATCACTGCAACGTGCAGATGTCAGGTAACCAGCAGCAGTACCGCATCGGCCTGGTAGAGAAAATCGGCGCTGAGCGCGTCGAGGCCCTCGAAAACAACAACACCCCTCACCGATACACCATCGAAGAACTGGAAGGCATCAGACGCCATTACAGCGCGCTACGCCGTGCGCTCATAAAACAACGGGAGGCCGCATGAGCAAAATCCAATACCCAATGTCCACTGCCGCAGTTTTTGATGACGTGGTTTATCCCATCCACCTGAACGGGGCGCATCAGATAGAGAGCGAGGCTATGGGCGCGATCAGATGGTTCTGCCGGTGGAACAACGAGGAGATGGCCGTCGTTAAGGCGCATGTGCTGTTTAGCTGCTGGGGCCTTTACCTGACGTATGACCAACTTATGGCGGAGGCCAAATGAGCCGTGACGTTATCGAACGCATCCGGGATCGCTGGCAAAAGCTCCGCCTCTGCCGGCACCGCGGCACCTTGCTGGTTGACTACCGCATACTGAGAAATTTCGTTCGCATCTATCAGACCCTGGGAGAGACAGCATGATTAATACCCAATACCTCCAGTATGTTCGCCAGCAGCTGATAGTGGCCACCGCCGATCTGAGCGGTGCGACGAAAGGGCAGTTGGTTGCTTTTGCAGAGAACGCGCAATTCACCGCTACGGCGCGCAGCCGTGGCCGGAAGAAGGTATATAGCGAGGTGAAGCAAAAAATGGTTAACCCGGACGGGCCGCCGATGAGCGGCAGCCAGTCACGCGCTAAGGGTTCATCAATCGCTCTCGTGCTGCCTGTTGAGTATTCGACGGCCAGCTGGCGCCGGGCTCTGCTGTCGCTGGAAGAGCATCAGAAAGCCTGGTTGCTGTGGAACTACAGCGACAATATCCGCCGGGAGCACCAGGAGACGATCACCCGGTGGGCATGGGAGCAATTCAACGAAAAGCTGGCCGGCGTGCGCATTGCAAAAAAGACAGTCGATCGCCTGCGTCAGCTCATATGGCTGGCCGCTCAAAATACAAAGCAGGAAATAACCGGTAGAGGGCATCATTACTCTCCCGCCGCTATGGTGGGGATAAAGCCAGATAACTGGTTCCACAATTATTCAGATTACTGGCAGGTCATGATGGACATCTACCAGGAACTTGATAGTCAGGCGTTACTCTCTGTTTCTCGATCACGTTCACAACAAAAAGCGACTTTTTCGCAGCAGGGTCTTGCAAAAGTCAATTAAATGCGTCATATTTGAGTCTACTTTGATATGCTGCCTTAACTTTAAGTGGCGGCATGAAGAATAAAAAGGCCCTGGCGGAAACGTCGGGGCTTTTGCGTTTCTGGGGGGCGGGAAATGTGAAAGATAAACGGATAGACCGCGTTTACAAGCCACAGTCATGATGTGGCCCCGAGTCTCCTTGAGGGAGCCAGACGCAGGTCCAAACTGCGACATACCGCTGGTCAGGGTAATCGAGGAAAAGGGTATGACGGTAAAGCAGCGCGAACGCCAGACGCGCACCGGTTATGAGCGGCGATGAGCGACAAGGTCTCAAGGGCATGAGCGCGGCCACTGCGAGAGTGTGGTTGTGCAATCCGGTCAGGGCTCTTGGGTGTAGACGTGCTGCACGACACGTCTACACCCGCCGCGCAAGAGCCCTGAACCAGATCGTAAATGTTTATGCCTCGATCCAGTCGCCATCTTCGTTTTTAACGACCTCGACAAGGGTGTCGAACTGGCGCTTGCATTCTTCCGGGTCCTCGTCCCAGGTTGGCATTTCAGCCAGCCAGTTTTCCTCCGTGTCGACTGACCCGGTAAAAGGGTTCATCAGGAATTTTTCAGTAGTCATTTTGAGAGCCTCATTGATTTCCGTTATGCGGGACTGAAGTACACGTTGCACATCCGCACCTATGGTTGATGGCAGTGCATACTTACCTGTTACCCAGTGTCTGACTGTTCGGTCACTAACAGAAAGTCTTTCCGCCATCTCGGTGACGAAGTGATTCCCGAACGCGGCCTTTCCAGCGGCGATAAAAGATTCGATGTTCATATTACGCCTTTGCGAGTTTCCAGGTTGATTTCAGGGCGGCTGCAAAGAATTCACAAGCTTTACGACCCGCATTTTTCGGAAGAGATGCGAGGCTTTTTGCTTCTGCCCATGCTGCGCGCATGATTGCCGCCTTGTCGAATTTGCCGTTAAAGATCAGGGTTGCTTTAGTGGCTGCCTGGCTTTTTTTGAAAGAGTTGAGAATGCGCATTTTGAATCACCTTTGTGATATTGGCTGGGGCTTATCCCCTTGCCTATGTAAATAATGTACAGCTTCCGATAATCGGAAGCAAGGTGATTTAAGTGAGTTATATCACAAATGCGCAATTTGCTGGTTTAGCTCAGCAGGTAGAGCGCCTGCCTTGTAAGCAGGATGTCGGCGGTTCGATTCCGTCAACCAGCACCAGATAATGGCCTGACCTGATGACGGGCTCATAATCCAATCCATCGGGGCGTTGTTGCCGCAACGCAACAGGCCACCATATCCCTCTACCTTGGGACCATTACGGCTACCGCGCCATCGCTTTTACCCTTGGTATTTCTTCCCGCCTTGAGCGGGTTTTTTATTTTCAGGGTCGCGGGAATCACCCTCGACGCTTTGTTGGTAAATCAGCCCGACGGCCCTGATCTTCTCACACACAGCTTCCCGATCTTTCATCGGAGGCGGTAACTATGGCTAAGCGTATGCAAGACAAAGAGAGCATTGCCGGGATGTCCTGGCTGGTTCTGCTGATCATTGCTTGCTGGGGTGGACTTGTCCGCTACCTGATAGATGTGAAGCAGAGCAAGGCAACATGGAGCTTGATCAATGCTCTTGCCCAAATGGTGGTTTCAGGGTTTACCGGTGTTATTGCTGGCCTGGTGAGCATTGAAAGCGGACTAAGCATTTACATGATTCTGGCAACCGCCGGGATAAGCGGCGCGATGGGCTCCGTAGCGTTGACCTATTTCTGGGAACGCCTGACGGGGATTAAAGATGCAAATCAGTAATAACGGCATCGCGCTGATTAAGCGATTTGAGGGTTGTAGGTTAACCGCATACCCAGACCCTGGCACCGGTGGTGATCCATGGACGATTGGCTACGGCTGGACGGGAAAAGTAGACGGAAAGCCTATCAAGCCAGGAATGAAGATTGACGACGCAACGGCGGATCGCCTGCTGCGCACTGGCGTGGTGAGCTTTGACCAGGCAGTAAGCAAGATGCTCAAAGTCTCCGTTACCCAGAACCAGTACGACGCGCTTGTGTCGCTGGCCTACAACATCGGTACGCGAGCGTTATCCACATCAACGCTGATGAAGAAGCTGAATGCAGGTGATGTGAAAGGTGCCGCTGATGAGTTCCTTCGCTGGAACCGGTCAGGCGGCAAGGTAATGGCTGGCCTCACCAATCGCCGCAAGGCAGAGCGAGAAGTCTTTTTATCGTGAACACGGGGAACCTATGAACTATCTCATTAACCGGCTAAAAGAGCCGTCAACATGGCGCGGCATCATCCTGGTCATTGCTGGCGTATTTGGCTACCAGATGCCTCCCGGCATTCAGGAAACCGTCATCGCTGGCGGCGTAGCGCTGGCTGGCGTTGTTGGTGCGGTGATGCCGGACAGTGTTAAGAAATGATCGCGCGATAGGCATTACAGAGCCACTTCCAGAGGTGGCTCGATAATGTCAAGGCGAGGACAAAATTATGGCAACACCGGACTGGGAGGCCATCGAATCGGCATACCGGGCCGGAGTCCTTAGTCTCCGTGATATAGGCGATAAATACGGCGTTACTGAAGGGGCTATCAGGAAGAGGGCTAAAAAATTTGACTGGGTACGCAAGGCCAGTACGCAGGTACGCAAAAATGGTACGCAAAGTGGTACGCAAAAGAGTAAGGCGCGTACCAGCGAAAAGCCTGCCAGCTCTGGCCGTATGCAAAAAAGTACGCAACCAAAAGCCGAACCTCCACCAGATACGAAACCGATACGCGGGGTGCGTACCGATCCGCCGACTAACCCATTTCAACCCGGCAACCAGCAGGCGTTAAAGCATGGTGGTTACGCCCGCCGCCTTCTGCTTAAAGATGAGGTCATTGAAGACGCGAAAGCGTTGACACTCGAAGACGAATTATTTCGCCTTCGGGCTAACAACCTTGTCGCCGCAGAGAATATTGGCCGGTGGTTGACCAAGCTGGAAGATGCTGAAGGGGACCAGGAAAGAAAGGTGCTGATGGAAAATATCAGCGCCGCCGAGAAGGCGATGATGCGCAATACCGTTCGTATTGAGTCCATCGTCGGCACGCTTGCGACGGTAGGCAAAATATTTGCTGATACAGACTATCGCAAGGCTGCTACTGATAAGGTGTCGCTGGAGGCCGATCGTCTTCGCCGTGATGCAGGTATTGATGATGGCAACGGAGAGCGTGACCTCAATGACTTCTACTCTGACATCCAAACCGACGCTGAATCCGGTACTGCGTAGCTTCTGGACGACGCAGGCGCGTAACAAAGTGCTTTATGGTGGTCGGTCATCGTCAAAATCATGGGATGCCGCTGGCATAGCCATATTTCTGTCGAATAAATACAGCCTTCGCTTTTGTTGTGCGCGTCAGATCCAGAACAAAATTGAAGAGTCGGTGTATACCCTGCTCAAAATTCAGATTGACCGCTTTGGCCTGCGTCATCGTTTCCGCATTCTGAACAACAAAATCATTAACCGGGTGACCGGGTCTGAATTCGTGTTTTATGGGCTCTGGCGCAACATTGAAGAGATTAAGTCTCTGGAAGGTATCAGCGTTCTGTGGCTTGAAGAGGCCCATGCACTGACGGAATACCAGTGGAAGATACTGGAGCCTACTATCCGCAAAGAGGGATCAGAGTGCTGGTTTATCTTTAACCCCGGACTGGTGACTGATTTCGTTTGGCGTAACTTTGTGGTCGACCCGCCAGAAGATACGCTGATACGCAAAATCAACTACGATGAAAACCCCTTTTTGTCCGACACCATGCTGAAGGTTATCGAAGCCGCTAAGCGCCGGGATCCGGATGGGTTTAAGCACGTCTACGAAGGCGTGCCAGAGTCGGATGATGATGCGGCCATTATCAAGCTGTCATGGATTGAGGCGGCCGTTGATGCCCACAAAGTCCTTAATTTCGAGCCAAGCGGGCGTAAGCGTATTGGCTTCGACGTCGCCGATAGCGGCGCCGATAAGTGCGCTAACGTCTATCGCCACGGCTCCGTCGTGTATTGGGCGGATGAGTGGAAGGCGAAAGAAGACGAATTGCTGAAGAGCTGCCAGCGTACGTATCAGGCAGCACTGGAGCGCGATGCTGATATCGTCTACGACTCAATCGGCGTTGGGGCATCTGCTGGCGCGAAATTCTCAGAAATTAATGAGGATCGTAAGCGCGAAAACATGAACGCATCCCGCATCAACTATCAGCGATTCAATGCAGGCGCTGGTGTGAATGAGCCGGACTATGAATACATTGGCATCCCGAACAAGGATTTTTTCGCCAACCTCAAAGCGCAAGCCTGGTGGCTGGTAGCGGATCGCTTCCGTAACACCTTCAACGCGGTAAAGAACGGCGAGCAGTACCCGGTAGATGAGCTGATTAGCATTGACTCATCCTGTCCGCTGCTGGAAAAGCTCAAGCTGGAACTTACCACCCCTCACCGTGATTTTGACAAAAACGGTCGCGTGATGGTGGAAAGCAAGAAAGACCTCGCCAAGCGTGACGTACCATCGCCGAACGTGGCCGACGCGTTCATCATGGCGTTTGCTCCAACCGATACGGCAATGGATATCTGGGAAGCGCTGGGGAACAGCTAAATACCTGGAAATAACCGTTTCACGCAAAATTCACGCTATTCATTTTTCGACCCTGTTTATGCATGTTTTATTCACGCGCTTTTAGCCACTTAACCCCGATAAATAAGCCTTTGGCGGACATTTCATCATGGGAGGGATCCGGCTGGTGCGGGTAACAGTCATTATGTTAAATCGGGTCGCTTTTTAACAAATTATCCTATCCGCCACGAGTACCAAAAAAGCCGGAGAATAGTCACCATGGCGAAGAAAACAGGACGAGTCGCCACGGCGGATTCGTACGATAACTTTGTTGCCCGTGTCGGTATGCAGCAGCCTAACCAGCATGCCGCATCGACCTACAGGGCGAACTATACCAGCCGCAACCGCCTGCTCATCGAGTGGGCTTATCGTTCCTCCTGGATTATTGGTGCCGCAGTCGATTCGAAAGCGGACGATATGACCAAAAAGGGCGTGCGGATCACCAGTGAGATTGACCCGAAACGTCGTGGCATTCTGGAATCACGGTTCGATGAGCTTCAGATTTGGGATTGCATCAACGAGACGCTGAAATGGTCCCGGCTGTATGGCGGGGCGGTGGCGCTGATTCTGATTGAAGGTCAGGCACCGCTGACGCCGCTGGTGCTGGATAAGGTTGGCAAGGGTAGCTTTAAAGGTCTGGCTGTACTTGACCGCTGGATGATTAACCCACAGCTCACCAGGCGCATTAAGGCGCTTGGCCCTAATCTCGGCAAGCCTGAATTCTATGAAATCGTGACAACGGCGCAGGGGCTTCCTCCTTGGACTGTTCACCACAGCCGCCTGATCCGCATGGATGGTGTGAAACTGCCGTATCAGCAGAAAATCACCGAAAACGAATGGGGAATGTCCATTGTCGAGCGCATCTTCGATCGCCTGACTTCCTACGATAGCACCAGCGTCGGCGCCGCCCAGCTTGCCTACAAGGCACATCTGCGAACGGCAAAGATTAAAAAGCTGCGTGAAATTATCGCCACGGGCGGTAAGGCGTTTGAAGCGCTTATCAAGAATATGGAAATGGTCCGCCAGTACCAGACGAACGAGGGTATGTCCCTGTTTGATTCGGAGGACGAATTTGAAACACATTCCTATTCTTTCGCGGGCCTGTCTGACCTGCTTAGCGAGTTTAAAGAGGATATCGCGGGTGCTGTTGGCATTCCTCTTGTCCGCCTGTTCCGCCAGTCACCGAAGGGTTTTTCAACCGGTGACGCTGACCTCGCTAACTACTACGACGACGTGGGAACGCTTCAGGAGCGAGATTTACGGCCTCACATCCGCCTGTTATTCGATGTACTGCATCGCTCAGAGTTTGGCGAGCCGTTGCCGCAAGATTTCACCTTTGAGTTTAACCCCCTGTGGCAGATGAGCGACACCGATCGCTCCACGGTGGCAACCAACACGACTACCGCTCTGGCAACCGCGGTGCGTGATTTGGGAATGTCCCCGGCTGCTGCGCTGACCGATTTGCGCGAGCTGTCTGACGTTACCGGCATCGGTGCTTCAATTAGCGATGAGGATATCCAGAATGCGGCGAAACAGTGGCAGGAGACTGAATCTGAAACCAGCCCTCCGCCGCCGATCGGAGGTCCAGTATCAGAAAAGCCTACTGGCGATAGTCGACCAGATAAATCAAATCGTCACGGGTTCCTACGATGGTTCACAGGCAAGCGCTGAGAGCATTGCTAAATCGCTTGTTGACTACTCCGGGGTGATCGACGACTGGGCCGAAATGGTCGGTCGAAAGATGTTTGCCCAGGTGGAGCGTGAAGAGTGGAATCAGTGGCGTTCTGTTTCGGAAGAAATATCCGCTGGTCTGCGTGACGTGATGGGTAACACTCCTGTCGGCATGGTGGCGCAAGATATCGTTTACCGACAGATTCGCTACATGAAGTCTCTGCCATTAGAGGCGGCCGGACGTGTCAGGGAAATTCAGGAGCGTGCGATACAGGCTGTCATCCATGGTGAGCGCCCCGATCAGCTTTACGAGATGATCATGCAATCCGGTGACGTGGCGGCCAGCAGGGCGCGGATGATAGCCCGCACTGAGATAGGGCGTGCAACTGGCGCATTAACTCAGGCTCGGGCGTTATCCGTTGGTTCTGAGGGGTATTGGTGGCGTATTGAAGGTGCAGGCACCAGGCCATCACACCGAAAAATGAAAGATAAGTTTGTGCGCTGGGATAGCCCGCCAACGCTCGATGGCATGACCGGACACGCCGGGTGCCTGCCTAACTGCAAGTGTTGGTCGGAAGTGCAAATACCTGACCCTGTAAAATAACAGGCCGCCAATGAGCGGCCTTTTCAATGCCCGCAATTCAGCAGGTAACCCATGAAATATTTCTTTAAAACCCGCCTGGGTAATACCCGCTTTCAACTTGCTGATGGGTCTGTCCTGTTTAAGGACGTCCCGATCGCAAGGACTGGTGAGCAGGAGTACGACGCCACAGAGCGGCCTGAGCTTGTCCCAAACGACAGAGGGAAGGTCATCGTACGCCGGACGCCAGAAGAGGTGTTCAGCGAGCGAGCCATGGCGTCATTCGAAGGAATGGCGGTCACTATCGGACATCCGCGAGATTTTGACGGGCAGATCATCTTTGTTACCCCTGATAACTGGCGCCAGCTGGCTCACGGCCACATCCAGAACGTACGGCGTGGCACAGACGATAAGACCGATCTGCTGCTGGCTGATGTCATCGTCAAAACCCCGGAAGCCCTGCAGGCCATTGATGATGGTGATGACGAGGTCAGCTGCGGGTACGACGCCGATTACGAACAGATTTTACCTGGTCTCGCAAAGCAATCTGCGATTACCGCTAACCATCTGGCCCTTGTCCCTAACGGGCGGGCCGGTTTCCGTTGTGCAATAGGGGATTCTATGCCAAGCACTACTAAAAACTGGTTTACCCGGCTCCTGAAGGCCCGTAAAACCGGGGACGCTGCCGAAATGGCAAGTCTCATTGATAACCCGCCTGATGATGTCACGGGCGATAACGATGTATCGACCTCTATGACACCCGGCGGAGTGATCATTAACCTTGCGCCGCAAAATCCACTGCCGGGCCCGGTATTACCTGGTACCGGCGATGGCGAGGAAGAAATTCCTGCATGGGGTAAGGCGCTGATTGAGGCGGTTGCCAAGCTTACGCCTGCGGCAACCGCTCCTGGCACCGGCGATGCCGAGGACGAAGAGGAGAAAAAGGAAGAAGAGGGTAAAGTTACCGGCGACGCCGCTTACCGTGCCGATCTGATTCAGCCAGGCATCCAGTTGCCAGAGAAGGCGAAGCCGACAGCATTCAAGCGTCAGGTGCTCGCCTCTGCAGATCAATCTCTGGTGCGCTCTATTGTCGGTGATGCCGATATCAGCAAGCTGAAAAAAGCCACGGTGGATATGGCTTTCACGGCTGTTTCTGAGCTGGCGAAAAACCGCAATACCAAAACCGTCGACAGCCTGCAAACGCAGACTGCCACCACTGTTAAAACCATTGCCGGTATGAATCAGGCCGCGCAGGAATTCTGGTCTAAACGAGGCTAACCAATGGGTAATACATTTCTTTACCGGATGCCAGCGGGCATCGCCGGGGCAATTTCTCGTCCGCAGGATCTGACGGTTGAACCTCAACTGCTGGACTCCTCCAACCTTTTCCCCGCTTACGGCCTTGGCGGCAAGATTTCCTCCGGGAAATTTGTGCCAATCGCTGCGAGCGATACAGCGTCGGTGCTGGTGGGCATTTACGTTCGTCCGTATCCGACCGCCAGCCAGCCGGATAAAGTCCAGCAGGTAGGCAGCGGTAAAAACTTCACCGGCGATTGCCTGGTCCGTGGTTACGTCACGGTAAACATCGGCGCGGATGCATCCAGCGTTGCGCTGCATGGCCCGGTCTACATGCGAGTGGCCACACCATCCGCCTCAAGCCCTCTCGGCGCGTTCCTTGCCGCCGCTGATGGCTCGAATACCGTCCAGATCACTAACGCTTACTTCAATGGCCCTGGCGACACCAGCGGCAACATTGAGCTGGCCTTCAATATTTAAGGAAATCGCAAATGCCAATGACATTTGATCAGGCGACAGTCGACGGCACTGGTGCCTTTCTTGTCCATGAGCTGGAGCGTCTCGATCAGACACTGAATCTGCCGCTGGTGAATTTTACTTGGTCGCGCGATATCCAGTTGCGTGAAGACGTGTCTATTGCTGACGAGATCAGCTCGTTCACTAACACCACTTTTGCTGCTGCCGGTACGCCGAATGCCAACGGCAAAAACTGGCTTAGCAAAGTCGCGACCGCGATGGCTGGACTTAACGTCGACATCGCAAAAACTGGCTTCCCGCTTACCCTGTGGGGTATGGAGCTGGGCTGGACCGTTCCAGAATTGCAGGCAGCTGCGCAGGTTGGTCGCCCGATCGACACGCAGAAGTACGACGGTATGCAGCTGAAATGGAACATGGACACGGACGAGCAGGTTTATATCGGCGATTCCGGTCTGGCGGTAAAAGGCCTGCTGAACCTGACGCAGGTAACACCGACCAACGCCGCGAAGACCTGGGCGACCTCCACCGCTGACGAAATCCGGGCGAGCATTAATGCCGGGTTGAGTGCTGCGTGGGCCAACTCAGCTTACTCCATGGTACCGACGGACCTGCTGATCCCGCCGGAGCAGTTCTCTCTGCTGGCAAGCACCATCGTATCCAGCGCTGGTAACCAGTCCCTGCTGACCTATCTGGAAACCAACACCATAGCATACCACCAGAACGGGCGTCCTCTGAACATCCGTCCGGTGAAATGGGCGAAAGGTCGTGGCGTGTCGAACTCTGATCGCATGATGTTCTACACCAACGACAAGAAATACGTTCGCTTCCCGATGGTTCCTCTGATGAGCGTGCCGATCCAGTATCGCGGCCTGTATCAGCTCGTAACCTATTACGGCAAGCTGGGTGCAGTAGAGCCGGTTTATCCGGAAACTCTGGCCTACGTCGACGGCATCTAACCTGCGGCGGCCCGAAAGGGCCGCTCATGAGGACTTGCAATGAAAAAGATTTACGTACTCTCCCCGTTTAACTTCAACGACGGCAAAGAGCAAAAGCATTTCCCGGTTGGCTTCCACGACGTCGATGACACGGTTGCTGATCACTGGTTCGTAAAAGCGCACTGTTCTCCCGATGGCGAAGCGCCAGCGGTCGCAGAAGACCCGCGCATTGCTGAGCTGGAAGCAAAAATCGCTGAGAGAGATGCGCGTATTGCTGAACTCGAAGCGCAATTGCCGGAGACTACCAATAATGGCAAGAAATCAAAGTCTGCCGACGCCTGAGCAGTTCAGGGCAACCTTTCCGCAGTTCGCTGACGAAACAAAGTACCCCACGCCAATGATCCAGGCTCGACTGAATTTTGCTGATGCCCTGCTGAGTGAGTCGCGCTTTGGTGTGGATATCTTTCCCTACATCGTCGGGCTCTATGTTGCGCACTACATGTACCTTTACGCCGCCGATATGCGTGGTGTAGCTGTGGGTACTGCTGGTGGCGTAAATAGCGGCATACTAACCGCGAAATCAGTGGATAAGGTTTCAGCAAGTTATGACGCAAGCGCAACCCTGGACCCTAATGCCGGTTTCTGGAACAACTCCCGTTACGGATCGGAGTTCTGGGAATACCTGATGATGTTTGGTGCCGGAGCGGTTCAGCTGGGGACGCCGGAATGAAAAGCGGGCTCACAATTCGGGAAGACAATTACAGTGTCGTTCTGGATGCGCTGAAACAGCTGTCAGGCACTGATGTGCTGGTTGGTATCCCGGCAGGTCCTCCGCGCGATGATGCGCCGCTGAGCAACGCTGAGCTGGGGTATCTCCAGTCCACCGGGGCAACCGTAGAGATAGACGGTGAGACCGTTACTCTGCCGCCAAGGCCATTTCTGGACATGGGCATTGAGGATTCCCGGGATAAAACGACCGAGCGTTTAAAGCTGGCCGCTCAGTCTGCGCTTGAAGGTAAGGCAGATGTGGCGTCGATGCATCTTGAAGCCGCAGGCCAGATTGCGCGTGATGCCTCAAAGGCTGTCATTGAGGCAGGCGATCGTCTGACCCCACTATCTGAAAAGACCATCAAGAAGCGCAGAGAAATGAAACCGCCCATCCTCGGTGATAAGCCGCTGCGTGCCCGCGGATTCCTTTTCAGAGCGATTCAGTATGTCGTGAGGAAAAAATAATGCCGTTTCTCGATGTGACTGATGTTCTGCTTGATCCGGACTTTGTCGACCTGTCTCTGGTGTGTTATCGGCAGGTGCAGACGGTGGACGAAGATAATTTTCCGACCAATACCGCGCAGGCTATTCCGTTCTCTGGTGTCGTAACCGTCGACCGCTCGCTTGAGGCTAAGCGAATGGCCGCCGGGCAAAACATCAATGGCGCCATCCTCATTGTTACCCAGTTCAGGCTAACTCAGGGGATGCCTGCCAGTGACTCAACGCCAGAACTCGATGCTGATATCGTTTTATACAGCGGCAGACGGTACCGCGTGACCTTTGTTGATCCGTACACCCGATACGGTGCCGGGTTCGTGCAGGCACATTGCGAGCTGCTGGAGTTTAACGGAGGGATCCCCGTTGAGTAACGACAGCACAGAGCCAGGGTATCTAACCCCCGTCGGGGATGCTCCTGAGTACGATAAGGAGCTGGAAAAGCAACTGAGTCGCTGGGTAAGAGGCGTGACAGGGATTGCGGTTAACCTGGTATTGCCCCGGTTTACCGATCCCCAGTCCAAAATACCGCCGAACGGTGAGACGTGGTGCGGGTTTAACTTTTCCACGCTCTTACGTCCCGGCACTCCTGCAAATGTCCAGGTAAGCGAAGAGCAGAGCGAACAATGGTCATGGGAGAGCATCCAGGTGCTTTTCTGTTTCTATGGCCCCGGCGGTTCCGGGATGGCCACGCGGTTTCGTGACGGAATGTTTGTAGATCAAAACGCAGATACGTTGCGACGAATCTCAGGTTTGTCGCTGGTGAGCGCTGATGATATACGAAACCTCCCCGAATTGATCAACAACCAGTGGGTGCGCCGGTATGACCTTGCCGTGACCCTTTCCCGTAAAAACACCCGTACCTACAACGTTAAATCTGTCGTTGACCCTAACGTCACGATAGTTACCGGAGACTAAAATGGAAAAAGGGCTTCCCCTTAACCGTATCGCTAACGTGACGGTGACGCTTTCTGCTCGGGCCGCGCAGGGGCGCAATTTTGGCTCAATGCTCATCCTGGGCGACTCAACTGTTATTCCGATTTCTGAGCGGCTGCGCCTTTACTCCAGCGCTGATGATATCGGCGATGACTTTGGTGTAGACAGCCAGGAGTATGCAGCGGCTGTTATCTGGTTCTCCCAGCAACCTCAGCCGACTCTGGTGTATGTCGGTCGCTGGGCGAAAACGCTGGCTACTGGCGAAACAGGCAGCGCAGAAAGCCTCCTGCAGGCGGTTAACGCTTTGCTGGACTGGAATTCATGGTATGGCCTTCATCTTGCCGTGCCGGTAGCTGATTATCCTTCCGACACCGACATTATCAGTGTGGCGGCGGCTATCGAAGCCGCGAGTGTATCCCGCATCTTTGGCGTTACCTCGGCTGATTCAACGATTCTTGACGCGGCTACCACGACGGATCTGGCTTCCAAGCTGAAAGCAGCGAAATACAGCCGTACCTTTATCCAGTACTCGACCAGCAGCCGCTATGCTGCGCTGTCCTCGTTTGCGCGTGCGTTTACTGTTGACTTCACCGGAAGCAACACGACGATCACCCTCAAGTTTAAACAGTTGCCGGGCGTTACCTACGAAACCCTGGGCACCTCGCAGGCTAACAACCTGGAAGCGAAGAACTGCAACGTTTACGTGTACTACGAAAACGATACAGCGATTCTTGAACAAGGCGTTATGGCAAACGGCGATTTCTTCGACGAGCGCCATGGCCTCGACTGGTTGCAGAACGCCGTGCAGACGGCTGACTACAACACGCTCTATACGAGCACAACCAAAATCCCCCAGACCGACGCCGGTACCACAACCCGTATCGCCAACATTGAGCTGGTGCTCGATAAGGCTGTGCAAAACGGTCTCTTTGCGCCGGGTAAATGGACTGGTGGCCCGATTGGCCAGCTCAATACCGGTGACATGCTGACGAAGGGCTATTACACCTGGGCAGAAAACGTTGATGACCAGCTTCAGGTCGATCGCGAAGCGCGGAAAGGTGTGCCAATTCAGGTTGCCGGGAAACTGGCCGGAGCCGTTCATTACGGCACCGTCGCAATCACGGTCGTGCGCTAAGGAGCCATAGATGTCTACGTATTCGTTTCTTGATGTTTCGGCCTCTCTCGCAGGGCCTACCGGGTTAGTTGAGCTTGGCTACGGCTCAGCGAACGCCGAAGAGGGCATTACTGTCACAATGACAGAGGCCAAAAACACCATGACCATCGGCGCCGATGGCGAGGTGATGCACAGTCTGCACGCCGGAAAGAGCGGCACTATCACGGTAACTTTGCTGAAAACCTCCCCGGTAAACAAAAAGCTCTCGCTGATGTACAACGCACAGAGCCTGTCCTCGGCGACGTGGGGCAATAACGTCATCGTCATTCGCAACAAAGTATCAGGTGATACCACTACAGCGCGTTCTTGTGCTTTCCAGAAGCAACCCGATCACGCTAACGCCAAAGTCGGCAATACGGTTTCCTGGGTCTTTGACTGCGGCAAGATTGATCAGCTGCTCGGGGAGTTTTAACAGATGGAATTTGAAATCAAAGGCGTTAAATACCGCACCGCAAAGCTCGATGTTTTTCAGCAACTGAAGGTTAGCCGCAAATTGCTGCCGGTGCTGGCCGGGCTGGTTTCTGACTTTGGTACGCTGAAATCCATGATGGTCAGAGACAGCGAGGGCAAGCTGGTTTTCGGTGAGAAAAGGGCGTTCGACGCTCTGGATATCGTTTTGCCGAAGATTGCCGATACGCTGGCAGCTCTGCCTGAAGAGGACGTTAACGCGGTGATTCATCCGTGCCTGGGCGTTGTTATGCGCCAGCATGAAAAAGGGTGGGTGAAAATTTTCGATCAGGGCGCGCTGATGTTCGACGATATCGACCTGTTCACGATGCTGCATCTGGTGGCGCGGGTGGTCGCCGACAGCCTGGGAAATTTTTTGAAAGAACTCCCCGGCAGCGGGACGCCTACCCAGCCATAGTTCCTGTCCTGGAATCCATGCCAGAAGGCGAGGATTTCCTGATGCGCCCGGTGGATGCCGGGCTTATCCCCTACACCGCCCTGAAAGATGGATCAGTCGATCTGGCTGATATTGCCCGTATGAATGACTGGCTGGACCTGAAAGCCGATAACGAAAACCGCATAGCGAAATGGAGAGAGGCTAATGAACGCTGAAACGCTCAAGGACTTTCTGATCTCGCTTGGGTTCAAAGTTGATGAGGCTGGCGCCAGAAAATTCGATGCCGTCGTTGCCGGGACAACGCTTAAAGCGATTGAACTGGGCGTCAAAGTTGAGGCGGCGGCGCTTTCCGTCGTTGCATTCACCGCGAAAATTGCCAGCGGTCTCGACGACCTGTACTGGGCCTCTCAGCGCACAGGTGCGACGGTGGAGGGCATTAAGCAGATTGGGTATGCGGTTAGTCAGGTTGGCGGCAGTGTCGACGGGGCCCGCGGCTCTCTCGAAAATCTTGCCAGGTTCATGCGTAACAATCCCGGCGCTGAGGGTTTCCTGAACCGGCTGGGGGTTCAAACGCGTGATGCCAGCGGCAACATGCGGGATATGGCGACGATCTTTACCGGCGTCGGCCAGCGTCTTAGCAGCATGCCGTATTACCGCGCGAACCAGTACGCTCAGATGCTGGGTCTGGATGAAAACACACTGATGGCGATGCGTCGCGGTATCGGCCAGTTTAGCGGCGAATACACTGCGATGGCGAAGGCGATCGGCTATAACGCCGATTCGGCCGCCGTCAGCTCTAATAAATTCATGACCTCGCTGCGCTCCTTTGGGCTGATGGCAGGCATGGCGCGGGATAAAATCGGCTCCAGTCTCGCTGATGGCCTTGCTGGTTCACTCGACAGACTGCGTCGCCAGATACTGGAAAACTTCCCGAAAATTGAAGGCGCAATAACCGGTACCGTCAAAGTAATTCTCTGGGCTGGTGAGATGGTAGGCAGGGTAATTTACCGCCTTATTCAGCTGGGGCAGAGTATAAGCGACTGGTGGGACTCTCTTGATAAGCAGTCGCAGCAGCTGATCGAACTAATTGGAGCGCTAACCGCAGCGTGGTGGATGCTCAACCGCGCTATGCTCGCATCGCCGATTACGTGGGTTCTCGGTCTTGCCGCTGCCATAGCTTTGCTATGGGAGGATTACCAGACCTGGAAGGAGGGCGGTAAGAGCCTCATTGACTGGGGTAAATGGAAGCCTGAAGTAGACGCAGCACTGAAGATGGTCGGTGACCTGAAACAGACTGTCCTCGATCTCGGAAAAGCGCTGGCAAAGCTGCTCAATATCGACCCTAAATCCTGGTCTTTGAAATGGGATTTCAGCAACTTCATTACCCAGATGGGTGAGTTTAGCAAGATGCTGAGTATGATCGGCGACCTGCTTAACGCTATCAAGGACGGTCGCTGGTCGGATGCTGCAAGTATTGGCAAGGCTCTTCTCAAACAAGGTAGCGATCAACCTGACGCCCTTCCTGGTGTTACCAGTAGCGCAGTCAATGCGCGAGGTAAAGTTCTGGGATTTTGGGAGGAGGTTAAATCTCGCTTCAGTGATGGCGGCTGGTATCAGCATGAGAAGAACACGCTTGCCGATCGCAACAATAACCCCGGCAATATTCGGCCCGTAGGCGGTGGTGGCTTTCGTGCGTTTGGTTCTGCGCTGGAAGGCTGGGAGGCCATGAAAAACCAGCTCATGCGGTACTTTACTGGTAAAACGACCGGGCGCCGCCTGCAGACGATCATGGATATCGTCAGCACCTGGGCACCTGCGGCCGATAACAACGATCCTGCCAAATATGCCCGTGACGTTGCTGGCTGGATGGGTGTATCACCGACAGCAGCCTTAAACCTGTCCGACCCCAATACGATGGCTATGCTCATGCAGTCTATGGCCCGCAAAGAGGGATATTCGAACTGGAATAGCCCGCTTGCCCATCAGGCTGCTGGAGCGACGCTAAATCAGAATACCGTTATCAACATTTCTGGTGTCAGCGATCCGAGAGAGGCGGGGAAAATCGTCTCTGAAAACCAGGGCAACGTTAATGCACGCGCTACCCAGCAACTAACCAGGGGGCCGAGCTGATGGATATTCTTTCAACCCTTTTCCAGCAGCGGAGCCGCCGTATTGGTCTGATGATACCCGATGTGGTGGTTTCAGAGCGTCATAGCGATGCTCTGGAGGTGACAGAACATCCTGTTGAAAGGCCGACAAGCGCAGGAACAGGGTTCATTGCAGACCATGCGTATCGGCGCCCGTCAGAAGTCGTTATGGAGATAGGCTTTGCTGGTGGTGGTTCCTTGCTGGATTTTTATGATACAGCAGGCATCGGGCTGTCTACGCCCCTTAACAACATGGGGCCTAAGGAAGTCTATGCTGAGCTGCTCAAAATGCAGCAGGAAAGGCAATTGCTTGATGTGACCACCGGGAAACGTCTTTATACCAATATGGTGATCCGCTCTCTGGATGTGACGACCGAACGTACCAGCGAAAACGTACTGATGGCGACAGTTACACTGAGGGAAATAATCACCAGCCAAACGCAGACAGTCAGCGTGGCAGCGAAGGAAAACATGAAAGAGGGGGTAAACACGTCAGCGGTGCAAAATTCAGGAGTAAAGACGCCGACTCCGAAAGATGAGTCGCTACTAAGCCGGTTTGTCGGTTTCATCTCGGGAGGTTAAATGGCTGTTTCAGAAATCCCTCTATCACCAGAAAACCAGCGATTCTCCATATCTGTGGCAGGTCAAAGTCTGCAAATGGCTGTCACCTGGCGTACTGCTTTCTGGTGTCTGGATATCATGGACAGTACCGGAACCGACCTGATAAAGGGTATCCCGCTTATCACCGGCGCCAACCTGCTGGCGCAGTATCGCTATCTCGGGCTTGGCTTTTCGCTCTATGTCAATTGCGACGACCCGGCAAATGATAATCCAACCCAAACCGACCTCGGCATTAAAAGCCATCTCTACGCAGTAACGGAGTGATTATGTCTCAGAACTGGATGCGGCACTTTGAGCTGCAGCTTATTGACGACAAGGGTGATGGGATTTCGCTGTCGGATTTTAAGGTGACGTTTAATATCCAGAAGATGCCCGCGACTATCTTTAACGGGTTCGTGGGTAACTTCAAAATCTACAATCTGTCGCCAGAGACTCAAAACCGGATCATGGGTAAAGAATTTACCCGTGTAAGGGCTATTGCCGGGTATAACGGCACAGCAGACAGCAGTGGCAACTATCCTGATAAAAATGTGGGGATCATCTTTAACGGTGATATTCGCTTTACCGTTACCGGAAAAGATAACGTCACCGATAGTTGGGTGCTCATTCAGTGTATTGATGGCTGGGAGGGGCATCTCAACGCCAGCGTGAAAACGACAGTATCGGCAGGCTGGAAGCATGCTGACCTGTTTGATTTGGGTATGCAGTCCCTTAGCCCTTATGGCATTACAGAGGGAAGCAGGCCGGATTTTGGTCCAACTGTATTCCCCCGCGGCCGCACTATTTATCAGAACACTGGACGCCTTATGTACAGCCTTGCAGGGCAGTGCAAGGCTAACTGGTGGTACGAAAACAACCAGGTGCATATTGTTCCTGATGATAAGTACATACAGGAAGCGATTGTACTGAACGCGAATACCGGCCTGATCGGTATGCCTCAGCAGACGATGGGCGCCGGGGTAAATGTGCGCTGTCTGATAAACCCGAATATTAAACTTGGTGGGCTTATCAGACTGGATCAGGCCTCTGTGTATCGTCAGGCTCTCGGAAATGACCAGGTTGGCCAGTCACCAGGTATCTTAGGCGAAAGTACCACAGACGGTAACATCTATGTCGATGGGCTTCCCGGGTCGCAGCTGGCGGCAATCAATACCGACGGTGATTACATTGTCGGCAGCATTGACTATACTGGCGATACTCGCGGGCAGGCGTGGTATATGGACCTGCTGTGTCTGGCGAAAGGGGCTCGGGATTTGCTCAACTCAAAAGGTTTGGATGCGGCGCAATACTCATGAAGAAAATCATTACTGCTTGTATTTTTTCCCTTTTCCTTTCTGCCCCTGCTTTTTCGGATACTTCCTGCGGACCGTTTTGGATCAACTGGAAGGCGCAGGATGGATTTGCGCGGATAAACGGCGCTAAGCCAGAGTCGCAGAAGATTACCTTTCTAAAGGTAAAAAATGATTACAACAATGTGAAAATACAGTGGATGCTTCCTGACGCCAGATCTGGACGCTGGCTTGGAATGGATTTTGTCGCCCGAAACGGCAAGCCTATCCTCAACGTCGAAGTGATCCGCAAGAACATGGACGAGCCCAGAGAGTTCTGGACGTACGACTGCCAGAAGGTGAAGTGATCGGGTCGTTTCCGTGTAAGAGGGTTGACGGTTAACAAAAAACAACATTTTTGCATAGTGCTGAGTTTGCTCACATTCCCTAAATAATCTTTATTATCGCTTGCTAGGTGGTTACATGATCACTAAACTTTGCGAACTTTTAGCGAAAAGCTAATTTTGAATAAGTGTTGTATAGTCGTTTTAAAGCGACAGAGGGATTGAGAATGGCGATGAGCTACGCGTTTGCGCTCGCAACAATTACACAACAAATGAACCAGGTTCAGGAAGCCGTAAACGGTGCTTTCAAACCCCTGATTTCGAATGCTTGTGAACTGCCACAACGATTAGATGCTGAAGAGGCGTTCCGTCGTTGTACTGCGATTGCTGCTCGCTCTCAAGAGATCGAAAACTCCGCTAAAGAAGGCATGTCCCATCTCGAAGCTTTTCGAAACGGGGGAATCGTCGTTGATAAACTCCCAGAGGGTTTTATGGCTCATCTTGAGGGGCTTGCTAAGGCATGTCGAAATGCTAAAGGTCATTTAGTAGACATGTTCTCAGAAGCTGAAAGATCTCCTATGTGGCAAGGCCATATGCAAATGCTGCGTCCATTAAAACGCAAGTATGTTCGTGCGTTGACAGCTGTTGAAAACACTGCGATTCAATTGGCGGCAGAAGTTAGACAATCACAATCCTTTCGTGATGAAATTTTGTCCGATAATGTCACTCGTGATGAGGCAATCGAAATAATCTCTGCATCTCATAAGATGCTGGGTGCTGACTCTCCTAAATGGATGTGATATGGCAAAAGTCAGCATTACAAGGGAATTGTATCGCTTAGCTGCTGCGCATAAATATGCGAAAATGCTCTCTGATTATATTTCTAATGACGCACGCTATTGGTGTTTTGGATCCTTAGGTGGATTTGAACGTAATTTTGATGCAATGGCGGCTAATATCAGAAAAATACATCTAAAACTTCCTGGTGACAGGCCTTGGCCTTCTGAGGCATCTCTTAGTGAACGGACGTGTGATAATTATCTGGTTTTTGCTCAGCATCTTTTTAACGATGAGCACTACCAGATATTAGCAATCATAAGCCCAAACGCTCACCAACAAGCTGATTCGATGCTCCCCAGACTGATAAAGCTAGCAGAGGAGACTTTCATTGATCTCCCTCCTGATGAGCTAGATAAATTAAAAACCTACGATGCATAAACCCGCCCTGAGCGGGTTTTTTAATGCCCGGAGTAAACCAAATGCCCGTAGCACTAAACTCCCAGCTCGGCAGTAAAGAGCAGGCAGACGCGCAGCTGGCGCAGGCGATAATGTCTGCAATGCGCGTCTCCATTCCTGGCATCATTCAGTCGTTTGATCCGGATGCTGTCACCGCTGTTGTTCAGCCAGCCATTAAAGGCGCAGAGAAGGATGAATCCGGCGCCGAGGTCTCGGTAAACCTCCCACTGTTGGTGGATGTTCCTGTTGTATTCCCTCGCGGCGGAGGCTGCACGCTGACTTTTCCTGTTAAGGCTGGTGATGAATGCCTTGTTATCTTTGCAGACCGCTGTATTGATTTCTGGTGGCAAAGCGGAGGTATTCAGGAGCCAGTAGACGAGCGCATGCATGATTTATCCGATGCCTTCTGCATTGTTGGTCCGCAGTCGCAGGCGAAGAAAATCGGCGGCATCAGCACCAGCGCAGTAGAGCTGCGCAGTGATGACGGGGAAACAAAGTTGAGTCTTAATCCTGCCAGCGGAGCTATCAACGGCACGGCGCCGGGAGGTTTTAACCTGAACGGGCTTAAAGTCCTTTCGGACGGCCGCCTGCAGCTGGTGGATGGCTCAATCGTTGATAAGCATACGCATGGTGGCGTTGAGCCTGGTGGCAGCAGTACAGCACCACTGGGAGGATGATATGCGATACCGTCGAGAAGATGATGATGGGGATTATACCTTCGGTCAGGGTGATGATACCTGGCTGGTTAACTCCCCAGAGGCTGTCGCGCAGGCCATAAAAACGCGCTTTCTGCTTTGGTACGGACAGTGGTTTCTGGACACCACAGAAGGTACGCCGTGGATTCAGTCCGTTCTGGGTAAGCAAAAACCGGATACCTACAACCTTGCTATCCGCAAGCGGATCCTCGAAACGCAGGGGGTTAGCTCAATCACTGCATTTAATACCACCGTTGACGGTACCACGCGCCGTGTAACGTTCACAGCAACGGTGGAAACCATCTACGGGACAACCACAGTAACTTCGGAGGCGTAATGTCTTTGGACCTCGACACACTCGGCTTATCGGCAACGGTAACCGCTGAGGGGATAAGTGCGCCCGACTATCAGACCGTTCTGGACACCATCACCGGCTATTTTCAGCAGATTTATGGCAGTGATGCCTATCTCGACCCGGACAGCAAAGACGGCCAGATGGTCGCTCTGGTGGCTCTGGCCATTCACGATGCCAACAACACGGCCATTTCTGTTTACCGGTCATTTTCTCCGTCGACGGCGCTGGACGATGCATTAACCAGTAACGTCAAAATTAACGGCATCGCTCGCCGGGCTGCGACAAACTCTACGGTCGATGAGCTGATCGAGGGTGAGGCCGGAACGTTAATCACAAACGGCTCTGTGAAAGATGCCAACGGCATCATCTGGAATCTTCCTGCTCAGGTGACAATTGGTATTGATGGGACGGTTATTGCTACAGCGACGTGTTCTGTTGCTGGCGCTGTGGCGGCCCCTGCCGGGTCAGTTAATAAGATAAACACCCCGACACGAGGCTGGGTATCAGTAACTAACCCGCAAGCGGCTACGGTAGGCGTTGCTGCCGAAACAAATGCTGAATTGCGTGTCCGGCAATCACAGAGCGTTGCTTTACCGTCTCTGACGCCGTTTGAGGCGGTAGATGGTGCGATAGCAAATATCAGCGGCGTAACCCGTCACAAGCTGTATGAGAACGATACAGATACCACTGATGCAAATGGCCTGCCTCCGCACTCGATCGCGGCCATTGTCGAAGGTGGTGATGCTACGGTCATTGCAAACAGCATTCGTGGTGTGAAAGGGCAGGGCGTAACACCCTACGGTAGTACGGTGATTGTTGTGCCTGATAAGTACGGAAACCCTCACCCGGTAGGTTTTTCAAGGCCGGTCGATGTACCCATTTACGTGAAAATCACTATCGAGCCCCTTACGGGTTACACATCCCAGGTCGGCGAAGAGATAAAGGCGGCTGTATCTTCCTACATTAACTCTCTGGCAATCGGCGCCAGCGTTCTTCTCAGTCGCGTTTACTCACCGGCTAACCTGGGCGTCGTTAGTGGAGGCAATGCCCGGTATTACGACATTACCGAATTGCTGATTGGGACATCTTCGGCAGGAGTGGCTGCGACCAATATCGTAATAGCTTTCGATCACTCCGCATCCTGCAGGGTTGCGGACATTAATCTGGAAGTGTCTGTATGAGTAAATACACTGACAGGATAACGAACTATCACGCAGGGAAACCTAAGTTTTTTGCACACATTGACCTCTCAACGCGACCGTTAATCGACGTTTCAGCCGCAATGACAGGCATGATTCAGGATTTCGACATTGATACCGCCATCGGCCAGCAGCTGGATATTCTGGGTGAATGGATAGGCCGCAAGCGCAGAGTCAGGACGCCTATCTCTGGCGTGTATTTCTCGTGGGATACAGAGAAACTTGGCTGGGACCAGGGCGTCTGGCAGGGACCTTTCGATCCTGATGATGGGTTTCTTGACCTGAGTGACGAAGTTTATCGACTGGTGCTAAAAGTCAAAATTGCTATAAATAACTGGAACGGGCAGAACGACACATTGCCTGAGATTCTCGACAATGCCCTGAAAGGATCGGGTATTCGTATGGCAATTGTCGATAATCAGGATATGTCCATTTCTATATGGATACTTCCTGACCCTACGGTTGTTATCAGTGAAATTGACAGGATGATTCTCGATAGCGCAGTTAATAAGGGGCCATTCATCGCATTACCTCCCGGTTACGTTCCATCTCGTTATGACCTGAATCCCATCGATCAGGTTAATGCTGAATTATGGTGGGCTATACAAAACGGATATATGACCGTTAAAGCTGCGGGTGTAAAGGTGAGGGAAATACAGATGCCGTCAAATGGTGGCTATTCTTTTTTTGGTTTTGATGTGGATAACGAATATATATCCGGATTTGACTCTGGTAACTGGGGAGAAGATTTATAATGCCTACCAATGATTTTAAAGCTTTTGCAACTGGAAACGGCGCAAACGTAATTTCTCAGGCTGATTATTTAGCCCTTGCTGCGTTAGTAAGCGGATTTTCATCTGGTAAAGCTTCTTCCGCGCAGGTGAATAAAGCTCTCAGGCAGGCCACGGTAATGGCTAATGTCCTTGCTCAGTTTATCGCGGATTCAGCAAATGTAGATGTGCTAGATGACGGTAATACAGCAGCAATTCTTTCTAACCTTAAAAATAGTATGCCTGGCCGCCTTTTGGGTGTGCAAGTTGTCACCAGTAGCGCGCTGATTACTAAATCAGCCGGTGCAAAAAAATGGCGCATCAGAGCTCTGGGTGCGGGAGCTGGAAGTTCTGCCGCTCCGGCTACCGATGCTGGGCAGGTTTCAATAAGTAATGGTGGCGGGGCTGGCGCATATGCTGAGGGTATCTACGACGTATCAGCATTATCATCGGCCACGGTGACGATTGGTAGCGGCGGCGTGGGGGGTACAGCAATTTCACCATACGGAGGGGATGGCGGGACAACATCCGTAGGTACTCTTATCTCAGCACCTGGCGGCAAGGCGGGATTGCCAGCAGGACCGGCTATCCCTCCATTCCAGCCCGTGGCAAATACAAACTCAAATAGCCCGACAGGGTGGAATATTATAGGTACTTCTGGATCTGGTTCTGAGGCAGCTGTAGCTGTATCCACCAGTTACGCTGCCGGATCTCGAGGTGCAAATAGCCAGTTAGGGGTTGGTGGTTCTGTCCCGGCGATTAATACGCCTGCAAATACTGGTGGCGGTTATGGTTCTGGTGCATCTGGCTGTTCTAATGGCGTATCGCAATCTTTGAAACCTGGAGCATCAGGTCGTGATGGGGTTGTTATTATTGAGGAGTATGCATAATGGATAATAATGCATGGGCAGTTATTGATAGTGCTGGCATTGTCGTAAATATTATTGTCTGGAATGGGACGGAGGAATGGCTGCCGCCAGAGGGGATGACCGTTATTAATTGTGGCGATAAGCCATTTAGCATAGGAGGATCATATAAAAATGGCATTTTCACTCCTCCGGCGTTAAGTGAATAATTTATTATAACCCCTTGGTGAATCTATGACTCAATATAATACGGGAAACCCTGTCCCGTCTTCTGCTATGCCTGATATATGGGATAACAATGCAACAATTGATGAGTTTGTTAACTCACCTGAATTAACTCTGACAACAAGAACCGGAACAGAGCGCGACACATTGGCCGGGATTCAGAAAAAGTCGGACGACCAGCGTGTGCAAATGGCAGAGGATGGTACTGCTGTTGTCGAGGAAACCCGGCAGAACCTAATCCCTCTCAGCCGGCAGTACATGACGCTGGCGGCTGCGCAGGCGGATATCACGAATATCCCCGATGGGAGCAGCACGTATTACCGCAGCCCGGACGACAGCGCGCTGGCAGTTGAGGTTATTAACAACGCCGGGACGCTGCAGCCTACCGGGCGGAAAATGCCTTCTCAAGCGGCCATCCAGGCAGTTCTTGACTATATCTCATCTCTCATTGCTACTGATGATGCTGATTCTCCTTTACTGACACTTAATGATGAGGCGGGGTTTCGTCTGGCGGCATTCGGCCTGAATGCAATTCAGAGCAATGCGATGACGGCTGAGTATGATGAGTTTATTGATGGTTTTGTGTTCCGGGATAGCGTCGGATTCGTTATTCAGCAAATAGGGACTCCTCTGCTCAGTTCTGTTGACAGTGTTCAGCCTGTCGTTGAGCAGCAGCGATTGGTGACTGAGGCATTCAGTGCTGAATCTGACGCGGATATTTCTGGTTTTGTATTTCGCGACAGTGTGGGATTTGTCCTGATGAATCTCAATGGTGAGCAAAGCGATCAGAATAACGATGGGGTAGATGACATTTCACGCAGAAATGCAGCAAATCTTGCCGCTGCTGCTGCCGCACGAGACGAAATTAATACGCGTATTGCTCGCCCGGTTTACGATTACAATATTCTGATCACAGACGGCCAGTCGCTGAGTAACGGGACTGAGGGATGGGCAGCACTGAGCAAGGACATTCGCGCTACTCTGAACATTAATATGCTCGGTGACTCCGTCCGGCCAAAAAATGAGAATGGTTCAACATTTACGCCGTTGAACGGAGCTGAAATCAGATCAGCCCGTGCGGTGGTGCAGGATTTAATCGCCCCTCCTGACGGCGGAAACCTTATGACCGATGAGGCTGTGGCCGCACTGCCTCGTGGGGCTAACAATTTCGGTGAAACCGTCGATATCGGCGCGATGTGGATGTGGCGGGAAATGCAGTTGCAGTTCCGGGGGCTGGCAACGGATGAGCGCAAAATTGTGGCTGTCAACTGCGGTGTTGGCGGGCAGATTATTGAACGTCTGTCTAAGGGGCACTCCTGGGGATTCTACAACCGGATCATTTCAGCCGTTACCCAGATTAAAGCTATTGCTGACGCCGAAGGGAAAACCTGCGGCGTGGTGGGTTTTTTATATCTTGGCAATGAATATAACTATGACAGCACAAAAGGAGGGGCGACAGACCGCGCAGAATACAGAGCACTCCTGAGAAAGCTCATTGATGATGTCATTACCGATACTACCGCTATCACCGGGCAGACAGAGCTCCCCCTGACTGTGCTGTATCAGACCAGCGGCAGCTGGACGCGTGACAGCACGAATATGAGCATTGGCGAGGCTCAGCTCGATATCTGTGCAGCAGATGCAAACGTAATGATGGCATCACCGGCGTATGCTGTCACCGACAAGGGTGGCCATCTTGACGCGAACGGCTACCGCTGGCTGGGAATGCAGTTCGGAAAAGTGCTCCATCGTGCAATTGATCGTCGCCAGAACTGGCGTCCACTGCAACCCCTGTCAGTCACGCTGAGCGGAACATTCCTGCGTGCGGATTTCCTGGTGTGGAGCCCGCCGCTTCAGTTTCGATCGTGCTACGTGGGTTCATCTCCGACGATGTATGCCGCAAAAGGATTCAGAGTCACTGACGACGCCGGGGACGTTCCGGTGACGCGGGTCGACATTGTAGCCGATACCGTAGTCGATATTACGCTGGGGCGAGAAACGACCGGCGATGTTTATCTATGGTACGCCAGCCAGACCGGAAGTAACGGTAACGGAAATCTGTTTGACAGCGACACAACGGTCGCTGTTGCGAATTACGAATTTCATGAAGGGGTGGGGCAATATCCGGAATCAAATATTCCAGAGCTGGTAAACCGTCCATACCCACTGAATAACCCCTGTGTGGCATTTCGTCGCCAGGCAATAGCTATTTAAGGAAAACAAATTATGGGTTCGCGTATTATTGTTCCGGGTTATTTTGGTGATAAAGGCCTGGGTTTTGACCCGCTCGTTCGCCGTGGCCTGAAATATTTGAATTTTTATGGAGAGGCAGATAAAACTGGTCGGAATCTCGCACCGGATGGGGTAGCTGCAACGGTACTGGGTTCGCCTGTTGTGCAGCAAAATGGCGTCCAGTTTACGCCTGCAGGCACATTGCTTGATACGGGTATTCTTCAGCCTCTGGACTTTACTTTTTTCACAATCTTCAACTGTCCGACCCTTTCACAGATTCTGCTGCTCAGTAATTTTAACGGGCCCCGGCAATCTGGCTCAGGAACCACGCAGGGCGTAGTGCTCAGAACGCAGCCCGGATCTACCAGCATGACCCTGAACTTTTCGGTAAACACTCTCAACGGTAGCGTGTCGACGCAGCGTACAGTCGCGCTCGGTGGGTTGCTGGCAAACACAAACTATTTAGTGTGCGCGCGTTTTAAATCGGGACAAAAAATGGACTTTCAAATCCTGAACAAAGCTCTGTCAGCAGAGAAAACAACAGATATGGGCGACCCGGCGGATTTGGGGGCAAAACTGCGTATCGGTGGTAGTTACCAGGCTGATCTAACGAACGCAGGGATTCACAGATTTTCTGCTTTACACACTGTTGCGTTGACAGATGATGAAATTACAAAAGCCGCCACTCAGTGGATGGCGTGGGCTAAGGCTGTAGGTGTTCCGCTCTAGGATTTCTGCGGTTACGTTGTGCTGGATATCTCCCTGAAGCCAAAGCAGGGAAGTCAGGTTCTGATCCAGCACGGCGTCGGGACGGAACTTGCCACATTGAGAGGAAAGTCGCTGATTACCGAAGATGGTGAAGCGATCGAGGGTGAAGCCCTGGACAATGTTACTGTCATCGGCATCGTGACGTTTACTATCTGCGATGTGCGCCAGGACAATGCGGTTATTTAGTTGCTGTCAATGAGTGGAAGAGTTCGTGGTTTCTGTGTCGTAGATGTGGCGTGACAGGAATGCACGATAAAGACAGGGATGTATTCAAACGACACGAAACGACACAAAACCGGATGCGAACGCGGAAAACATGTGTGATTACAGTGTGTTATTTAACGCTCTACTTTCTTCTAAGCCGTAGGTCACAGGTTCGAATCCTGTAGGGCGTGCCATTTAATAATCAATCACTTATCAACTTCCTCCAGTCGCTGATTTTTCCTTGTGGGACATATTTGGGACATCTTCTGCAAAAATTTGCAAAAAATGAGTCAATTTGACGTGCGTGCTCAGTTAAATGGTTAGGTGCCAGGTGAGCATATCGACGGAGCATTTCGATGATTCTAATGTCTTGTAGTATCTGTCGGACGATGGCCAGTCAGAGTACAGCATTACTGCTCTGTAATATCGAACAGAATGGTTAATGCTGGTTATAGCTGAGTGCAGAATAAGCGCTCTGCAGGAATGTGAAAATATGTTGCCGGTAACAGGCTAATAGTCATTATAGCTTTAGGTTCTGTCTGACTGGGTTAAATATCGCATTTTAAGCTGGCGTGAAGTACAGTTGTTATAGATCAATATTGAACACTATTTGAAAGCATACCCTCGATGTTCATCCACTGCCTGGAAAGATCCGAATGAACATCAAATTCGTCGCCATCTCCGTATTCGCTGTTGTGTGCGTCTTTGCATCAGATATTTCCATCGCCAAATCGAATTCCTTAAGCGATGATCAGGTCAGTCAAAGGATTATTGATGACTCTGTCGCATCCTACCCCGGTACTTGTGCCTGTCCCTTCAATACCGCCCGGAACGGCAGCTCGTGCGGTGGCCGCAGTGCCTGGAGCAAAGCTGGTGGGTACTCACCTATTTGCTACAAGAAAGAGGTAACAAAGGAGATGGTTAAGGCGTGGCGACAAGAGAATCAATGATAACGATCAATATCTGAACCAGGTGATTACTTACACTGGAATAGTTGTTTAAATAATATTAAATGATTATTTCGAATACTGCAGCCCATTTGCAGTAAGCACTGTTCTGGTAGAGGCGGCAGAGGCCACGGCGTATATCTTTTTACCTTGTGATATTTGAACCCAGCAAATCTATTTCCCCTACCTGATAGACTTAGTGTCACCGTATCCTGTTACTAAGAGCACGGGGCTACCTACTCATAAGACACTTCCTCTTCTTACGAGGAAACCGGTTCAGCGTGTTGTGTGTGGAGACAGTACCCATCAACTCAAACTGATAACAAAAAGTTTAATTTTTTTCCCCGCCGCGCTGACTATAGTTAGGGCACTTTCACTTGCCCAATAAGGTCACGATTATGAAATTAGTTATCGCCTCCGTAATTTCTCTGCTCAGCTTCAGCGCGCTGGCGGCGCCAGAGGGGACGCTCAGCGTACACATTCTTAATCAGCAAACCGGGCTCCCTTCACCGGGGGTGCAGATTGAGCTGGATAAACAGCAGGGGGAGAGCTGGCAGCATATCGCCACCGGTAAAACGGATGCCGATGGGCGGATTAAATCGCTCTATCCGCAGGCGGAGAATATGGAGCCGGGGGTGTATAAAGTGACGTTTAAAACCGGTGACTATTTTAAAAGCCAAAATATGAATACGTTCTTCCCGGTGATTCCGGTTATTTTCAATGTCACAAAGCAAAATCAAAAACTGCATATCCCGCTGCTGCTCAGTCAGTACGGATACTCTACCTACCGCGGCAGCTGATGACCCAAGCCGCTATCCAGCCAACGCCTGCGCGGCTTCCGCAGGCGTCACACTTTTCTCGCACCACGATGTCCACGCCTAACGCTCGGTCTCTTTCTCTTTAAAGTGTTTAACGGCTTCGTCGTACATCGCCAGCAGGCCGGAAATTTCGCCTTCATATTGCGGCACGCGCTGGGCGCGAACGAGCTCAATCAGCAGCGCATAGGCTGCTTCTTCCGGGGCCGCATGTGGATTAATAAGTCCAGACAT